ACTAGTCCAGAAGCGATATTAACGATCTCTGGGAGCATTGCAGTAACTGCAAACCCAGCATTGGCAGCAGCATCACCAAATCTACCTTCTAGTAATGCTTTACCAGCAAGAGCTGCAGATATTCCAGCAAACTTAGATCTCAGATCAAAGAATGATCCACGTAAACTGGTTAAGTTTTCTTCTTCCTTCTTGTATAATTTTTTCTCGTCATCAAAATATCTTTTCTTATCACGAATGTCTTGTCTAATCTGTGCTTGAATTGATGCAAGATTAGTATTGACTTGTTCAAACTCTAGAACTAATTTACCTAAAGTTCTAATCGTTTTTGGAGAAAGAGATCCTTCTCTTTCTTCCGCTTCCATGAGCAACTTATCATAAGCCAAACCCATCCTACGACGTAAAGGAGTAAGAGATGGAGACTTCTTCTCTACGCTAACAATACCAGGAAGGATTTGATTTTGTGGCTCAACTAATTGCATTTGCTGCTTGTGCTGCCTCTAACTTTTTCTTCTCCAAATAATTCTCTAGGTATTTGATATAAATTTCCTTTTCCCAAGGCATCAAGTTTTCAATTTCAAATAAACTCCATTTATGATAATGCATCAACGCAAAGTTATCTTCAAAATATGAAGTCATATCTGTATGATATAGCATTATGCGAAAAAATTTGTTAATCCCTCAATTAGGACATCAGTATCAACACCAGTGTTGGGATTTTTTATCTTTGTAGAATATGATAACTTTGGCATTGTTTCAAAAAACTTCTCAATCATTTGGAATTGAAAACTATCCAATCCCTCAAGAAATTCAATCCATTCTTTTTCAGTATAATCTGAATATGACCATGCTTCGTCTTCATTATAAAGTTGTTCGATGCATGAGATTACAGACTTAAACGCTTTATCAATTTTTTCTGAATTAGTTCCCGCTTTTGAAAGTGAGAAGTTATTCTCTACAAACTGTTGCATTGAAGGATATTTCAATTTCATGAATAATCCTCCGCCAAGTTCAATTAGATCATTATGTCCATCAGGAACAACAAGTTTTACTTCATTAATTTTAACTGACAATGGAACTTGAGTTTCTCCATCGTCAGTGCAGGTAACTAGAAGTTCTACACTTTCACCAACAGACTTGCTACGAATATTCAAGAAAAGATATTCAAGTTCAAAACTAGGAAGATCTTCTACTTTTACACCACGAGTAAGAACACAGGATTTTAAAACATCCTTTACAGCGTTTAAAATATCCTTTTCATTACCGCTTTCAAGTGCAATCAGAAGAACTTTTTCTTCCTTAACGAGAAATGGACGATATTTAATTGTCTTACCAGTTGAAATGAGATCTAGTTCAAATGTAGGAGTTACAACCTTAGGTAATGGCATAAAAATTCACATCATTGTCTTTATTTAGAATGGATTTCTAACGTTCTTTCCAAAATCTGATCTTACAAGAGTATCAGTATCAAAAGATCTAGAAGTTCTATCAGTATAATAATAATCGTATTTAAATGTTACTGCAGTTTTAATCAATTCAGCATCACCATATGCCAATGGAGCAGCAACAATATTGACAGGAAATGCATCCATTAAATGATATGTAATGCTACTAGACATTCTAGCAGAACTTCTAACACTATCAGTCGATTTTAATCGATTATTCTCAGGAAGAATATCTCCACTAAATGCAGTGATTTGAATATCACACTTGTAACTAAGAGGATATTTTAATTTCTTATATGCAGCACGATCATTTTTTCTTTGTTGAGTATTTGCACCATGCCTACCAGATGATAATGTAGTTGGTGAAATATATTCCATCCAAGCATTGAAAACTTCATTTGTATAATAATCTTTTTGAGAATAATATGTTAATGTAATATCAGGATATCTTCTAAAAATAGCATAGTTTGAAGATACACCTTGTCTCAATCCATCAACTTGTGAGGTTTGAATTTGTGACCCTGGAAGAACTGCTTCTGAGCAAAACAACGCTAAGTAATTTCCTGGATTTTCTGTCGATCTAGCATCGTAAAATCCATGCTGATTAATAAATCCCAATAAACTATTACCACTGTCAGTTGTGGTACTACCAAAATCTATCCACACATCATAAAGATTATTAAATGCAGGAACAATACCAGATCCAGTTTTACTTATACTAGACCTATAAAGTTCTGATGTAGGAAGGTAAATCCTATTTCTAGTTGCTTCTAAATTACTTTCTCTAGTCATCTAAATAGAAGACGTTTATATACTATGTATGAGTTATAAGGGAAAGTTTCGACCTTCCAATCCTAAAAAATACAAAGGCGATCCCACAAATATCATTTATAGATCTTTATGGGAACTAAAATTTATGAATTATTGTGATAAAAATGAAAATATTTTAATTTGGTCATCGGAAGAACTTTGGATACCTTATAAATCTCCAGTTGATAATCGATATCATAAGTATTTTCCAGACTTTTATATCAAATACAAAAATACGTCTGGGAAAATTGTAGAAAGTTTGATTGAAATAAAACCAGCAAAGCAAGTAAAAGGTCCTACACCACAAAAGAGCAAGTCAAAAAAATATATTAGTGAAGTTGTTGAATACGCTAAAAATATGGCAAAGTGGGAAGCAGCAAAAGAATACTGTGATGATAGAAAATGGGAATTTAAAATTCTAACGGAGCACGATCTTGGAGTATAAGTCTCAATTTCCAAAATCAAAAATTACAAGTATTCCTGAAGTGGGACATTTAGTTCTATTTCGCTATCGAGCACTAACAGCAGAAAAAAGATTTTATGATAAAAATCCACTTTGCTTCATTGTTCTCAATTCAAATGAAGTTTTTTATGGAATGAATTTACATTACTATCCACGAAATCAAAGAATGGATGTAGTAAATATGCTTCAAGAAGCTCAATCTAGTGGTGTGCAGAATTGGGAAGAATTTTTATTTGGCAGCACTGGGTTCCATAAATACTTGAAATCAGAAGTAGAAAGTAACTTCATAGATATAGCAATGGAAGAATGGCAATCTGCATCACTATTGTCTGCGGAAGAATTTGTTAGAAGTTTTCGTGGTGCAGAAGTTCCAGTCGATCCTAGGAGTTTAAGATAATGGCACTCAAAAATATGCCAAAACCTGTAGGTGGAGGAGCATTAGGATATTTCGATACCACATATGACGGCAAAACGTATAGAGTTGCTTATAGCACGGATATTGCAAATAACACGTTTTTAAAGCCTGTAAAAGTTCAAAACATTACAAATGATGTACCTGTAAGGACAGACAGCCAAGAATATAAAGATTTGTCTAAAAATCCAAACTTTGATGTAGATTTCCAAGCATCAGTTTCTAGATTAAAGCAAGTTGTTCAAAAAACAAAACCAAACCTTCTGCCAGAAATGGCTCAAGCAGCAGCGACTGCAGGCACAAACAATTATTATGCTCCAATTAAACCAGCAACAGGATCACAAGGAACTGCACCAGCAACAAATCCAAATTTGACAGACAATGTTCCTACACCAGTTCCTATTGCTGGACAAAATATAACTCTTGATCCAAAGTTGGTAAAGGAAATTTTAAGTAGTTCTGAAAAAACAATTCAATCTTTAAATCCTGCAGGTAAAGCAGAACCAGTAATTATACAATATCCAGAAGATGCACATTATAATAACACTCAAGATCATGTATTAATAGAGCAATTTACGTATAGAGCTCCTCAAGAAAAGCTTTTTGTTACGGGGCAAAATCAATTTACTTCAAATTTTGCAGATATTATAACTGGAGGATTAACTAGAAATTCAAATCTTAGAGATTTCATAGGAGTGGTGAAATTGCCAATACCAAATCAATTAGCGATCTCAAATGGTGTAAGTTGGGGTGAAGATCGTGCCAATCCTGTAGAAGCTGCTGCATTCTTTGGTGCTCTTCCACTTGCACAGCAGGCAATAGGCGGAAACATTGGGGGGATATTGAGTGGTGCTTTTGGTGGATTTGGGCAATTCCTTGACCAATTTAAGTTAGGAAACTTTAATGCAAACACACCCGCTGGATTACTATTATCTTCATTCATTGCACAATATGCTTTAGGTAAAATTGGTATCAATGTAGATCCTGCACAATTCATTGCACGAGGAACTGGAACAACAATAAACCCAAATCTTGAACTCCTATTTAATGGTCCCAAATTAAGATCTTTCTCGTTTACCTTTGAATTTGCTCCAAATAGCAGCGATGATGCTACAGCAGCTAGACGAGTAATGAGATTTTTTAGGCAGGGGATGGCAGCAAAACGATTTGAAACTACTACAATCCTAATAGGATCACCAAATGTTTTCAGAATTTCATATAAAGGAACTGGTGATAAAAATATAAAGGGATTAAATAGATTTAAAATATGTGCTTTGACTGCGTGTGAATTAAATTATACCCCAGAAGGTGTTTATCAGTCATATGAAGATGCAGATGCAGTATCAATGCCAGTCAGAACAAATATGACACTATCATTCACAGAATTAACTCCAATCTTTGAACAAGATTACTTCAAAGATGATGATCCTAGCGTCCAAGATGCTTTGGGTGGAGTTGCTGGTGATAAAATTGTATTTGATGAAATAGGTTTCTAAAATGTCATATTTCGATCTTTTCCCAGACCTATTGCTACCATCATTCACGGACAATCGTAATTCCAGTTACGATTATGTTCGTGTGAAAAATCTATTCAAGCGTGCTAAAATTAGGGATGATTTTTTCCAAAATGCTGTAGTTTTTGACAAATACTCTATAGTTGGTGATAATCGTCCAGATAATGTAGCACAAACATTATACAACAACCCTCAATTAGACTGGATTGTTCTTATTTCTAACAATATCATTAATGTTAGGGAAGAATGGCCAATGTCACAAGCAGATTTGAACAATTATTTGATGAATAAGTATGGTTCTGAACTTTTGCAAGAAATTCATCATTATGAGACAAAAGAAGTTCGTGACAGTGAAGGAAATCTTCTCTTGCAAGCAGGATTAACTGTTGATGCAAATTTCCAATTCAAATATTCTAATTTCGGCACTTATAAAGTGCTTTCTGGTGCAAGTATTGTAACTTCAGTCAGTAATTACGATTACGAAGTTTTGAAAAATGATGAAAAACGCACAATTTACGTTTTAAGGCAAAATTACATTCAAACCGTAATTGACGATATGCGTGAAATCATGACTTATACCGATAGTTCTCAATATATTGATAGACGCACTAAAAAGGGAGCTAACTTGAGGATTTTATCCCCACGTTAACTCCCAAAAAACCTATTTTGCAATTTTTTGGCGGAATTTTTTCCTCGACTTTTTTGGAATTAAAAGTCGATTTTGAAATCACTCCTCGGCAAGTCGCTGGAAGTATGACAGTGCATCATCGTCATCATCATCTGCTGCAGGAGCAGGAGAAGACTTCACAACACGCTCTTCTTCCTTGATCTGTTGACGAGACTTCATTACAACCTCTTCTTCCTCATCGAACGTATCAGGATCAACACGACGACTAGAAGCGTTAGGATTTAGAACACTGTTCATACGCTTCTCCAGTTCTTCGTAAGACTTGAACTGATCAGGACGAGTAAACTCCTCAAGAGAATACTGTTTCTTCCAGATTGCTTCCAGTGCATCATCATCATCCAGAAGCGGTTCAGGAGATGCAAACTCAGAACTGTCGTAGTTACGATAACCAGCAACGTTCTTGATCTTCATCTTGAAGTTAGCACCTTGCCAGAAGTCAAACGGATCAATCGCTTGCTCATCTTCATATTCAGGTTGCATGGCAGCAGTAATCTTATCAAAGATTTTCTTGCCAAACTTGAACAGAAAGACTTTACCTTCGTTCTGAGGATTAGCAGGATCCTTTACAATATAGATGTTACTGATGTAAGTCAGTTTACGCTTCTGCTTACGTGCTTGCTCTTTATCTACTTCACTACCACTGTTCCAGAGAATGCGATTGTGCTCCGAAACAGGATCTTTACCACCAAGCGTGGTCAGACTGTTCTCAATATACCAACCTCCAGGACCTTGGAAAGCATGAGACCACACTTTTGCCCAAGGCAACTCTTCACCTTGCGGTGCAGGTAGAAAACGGATCACTGCATAACCGTTTCCTGCTTTATCTACTTCTGGTTTCCATACACGATCATCAGCACCGCCCGTGGTGCTCTTATTCATTTTTTCGATCTCTGTTGTCAGTTTAGAAGTCAAACTGCCAAGGCGAGACTGTTTCTTTAGATCTGCGAAAGACATAGGATTTTTGTATTCGTTGGATTGGGTGGATTGAAATCACCTGTCACATCATAACACGGTATTTAGGGTGTGTCAAGACGTTTTTGCAATCCTTCAAGTGTTCTTCTCATATTGTTAAAGATGATTGACATATCAACATCTTTAAATCCCATTGCTGCTGATGTGATCTTAATTTTTTCTTTCATTTCTAACGCTTCTGGATCATCAGACAATGAAAGTCTTGTCCACATTACTTCTTGTTTATCTAAAAGAGTTTTTAGTTTTTCAATATGTTCGTTCTTTTCTTTATCACTAAATGAACTGAACTGAATGATGACTTCGTATAATTCTTTTTGAATTCTAAAGATGTCTTCCATCTCTTCACGGATAATCTCAGACTGAAAAAACTTACCCATGCGTCTTCTCCGTTAATCTTTCCCTCAAATATTGTTTATATTTGCTGGTATCAATATTTAGAAACGGTGCATACTTCTTTAGTTTCAAGCTGATCGCTTCCCAAATTGGGTCAGTAAGTTTCTTGTCCAGATTATTCCCAAAGAGGAATATTTTATCAAAGATAGTAAGAGTTTCTATACTAATATTCCCGCTCAGGAAATTTTTTAAAATTGGTGGATGTTGTTTTGAAGTATCAAACAATTCCTCTAGGCTGTATTCAGACAACATATCCTCCGCTTGCTGCTTGAACTGGTAGAACAAACTTTGTTGCCGTCTTTGCCAAGATGAATAAACACTTTCACCAGACC